AGGGCGAGAAAACAGGTAAGAAAAATTACTTCATCGAAGGTATCATCATGCAAGGTGATATTAAGAACCGTAATGGTCGTATGTACCCTAAAGACGTTCTACAAAAAGAAACACAGCGATACAACGAAACTTATGTTAAGAAAAATCGTGCATACGGTGAATTAGGTCACCCTGCAGGACCAACTATTAACCTTGATCGTGTATCACACATGTTTACAGAATTGAAGGCAGACGGATCTAACATCGTTGGCCGAGCAAAAATCATGGATACCCCGATGGGTAAAATCGTTAAGAACATCATGGACGAAAAAGGTGTTCTGGGCATTTCATCTCGTGGTATGGGATCTATGAAACCCAACAAAGACGGCATCATGGAAGTGCAAAAAGATTTCATGCTGGCTACTGCAGGAGACATCGTTGCTGATCCTTCTGCTCCAGACGCTTTTGTTAAAGGTGTTATGGAAGGTGTTGAGTGGGTATATGATGTTGCTTCATCCTCATGGACAGCGGCAAACACATTCGATGAAATCGAAGAAGAAATAAAACAAACCGCTAAATATTCTGTTGAAGAATTAGAAGCAAAAGCAGGGCATTTGTTTGAGAAATTCATCAAATCCATTGCAAAATCATAATTTTTATAAATAATAAACACAATTAACTATCTTTATACAAAAAAGGAGAAAGTCAAGATGAGTGATAACCTAGAAGTAGAAAATCTAGACATCGATCTAGAAGAAGCAAAAGCTACTGGGGAAGATTCCGAATCAACAGACGCAACTACTCCCGAAGGTGGAAACCCTAAGAAACGTAAGGGTGACAAAGCCGGCGGTGAAAAAGCAGACAATGTTGAAGACGATGTGAAAACCCCACAAGGCTCAAACGATGCCGGCCTTAAGGAAGCAATCGAAGGATTGTTCGAAGGCACTGAATTAACCGAAGATTTTAAAGTGAAAACAGTTGCTGTATTTGAAGCTGCTGTTCACGAAAAAGTATTAGCAGAAACTGCTGTACTTGAAGAAAAATTTGAAAACGATTTACAAGAGCAAGTTGATATTGCTGTTGAAGATCTAGTTGAAAAAGTTGACTCGTATCTCGATTATGTTGTTGAGAGCTGGGTAGAATCAAATAAAGTTGAAATCGAAAGCAACTTTAAAGTTGAAACTGCTCAATCACTTCTTGACAATATCAAAGGTCTTGTTGCAGAACATAACCTTGAAATCGATGAAACTCAAGTTGACGCAATTGCAGAAATGGAAACAAAGGTTGAAGAATCAACTACTAAGTACAACGAAGTAGTAGAAGAAATGATCGCTGTGAAAGAAGCAAAGCAACAACTAGAATTGTCAATCGCTTTCAATGAAGTTTCTGAAGGATTGACAGACACTCAATCAGAGAAATTGAAAGTTCTTTCAGAAGGTGTTTCATTCGAGTCAGTTGACGAGTTCACAAAGAAAGTTTCTGCAATCAAAGAAAATTACTTTGCCGAATCAACAACTGCACCTACTGATGAAACAGAATTTCTTGAAGAAGAAGCAGTTGAAGATGGAAGCCAAGCACAAACTGAGATCGCTGATCCTACAGTAAGTGCTTATGCAGACGCTCTTGGACGATTTGCTGCAAAATAACGATTTATTATAAATAGTAGATAAAATAAAATCTCAAATAAAGGAGAAATTTCATGAGAAACGAAGACCTACTTAATAAGTGGAAACCAGTCCTAGAGCACAGTGCTCTTCCTGAGATTGGCAATTCCCACAAAACTGCCGTCACAGCACAGATTCTTGAAAACACTGAATCTGCGATCCGTGAAGGTCAATCATACGGTGCTGGCGCTCAACTATTGGGCGAAGCTGCACCTACTAACAATACTGGTGAAGTACAAAACTACGATCCTGTATTAATTAACCTAGTACGCCGTTCTATGCCAAACCTAGTTGCATATGATATTGTTGGTGTTCAGCCAATGACTGGTCCAACTGGTCTTATCTTTGCAATGCGTTCACTTTATGGTGGTCAGAATGACGGTGACGCTACTCAGACTAAAGAAGCGCTATTCACTGAAGCTGATACTGATTTCAGTTCTAGCAACAACACTGCACACTCTGGATCAACTGGTGATGCTGCTCCAACAACTGGTGTTGGTCTTGCAACTGGTACAGCTGAAGCATTAGGCATGACTGATGACGGCACTCAATTCGCTGAAATGTCATTCCAAATTGACAAAGTTTCAGTAACTGCTAAATCACGTGCTTTGAAAGCAGAATACTCTTCTGAACTTGCTCAAGACCTTAAAGCGATTCATGGTCTTGACGCTGAACAAGAATTGTCTAACATGCTTTCTGCTGAGCTACTTGCTGAAATTAACCGTGAAGTTGTACGTACTGTTTACACTACTGCGAAAGCAGGTGCTAAAGCAGGTGACGTTGCTACTGCCGGTACTTTCAACCTAGACGTTGATTCAAACGGTCGTTGGTCAGTAGAGAAGTTCAAAGGCTTGATGTTCCAAATCGAGAAAGAGGCGAATCAAATCGCTAAAGATACTCGTCGTGGTAAAGGTAACATCATCATCTGTTCATCAGATGTTGCTTCTGCACTTCAAATGGCTGGTGTACTTGATTATACTCCTGCTCTTGCAGCTAACAACCTAAGCGTTGACGATACTGGCAACACTTTTGTTGGTGTATTGAACGGTCGTTTCAAAGTATACATCGATCCATATTCAGGTTCAAACTACTTAGTAGTAGGCTACAAAGGTTCTAGCGCATTCGATGCTGGTATCTTCTATTGCCCATATGTTCCATTGCAAATGGTACGTGCTGTTGGCGAGAACAGCTTCCAAGCGAAAATTGGATTCAAGACTCGTTATGGCATGGTTGCTAACCCATTCGCTTCAGGTGATACTTCAGGTAACAACCTATCTGCAACACAAAATGCAGATGCGTTTGGTACTCAGAACGCACTAGATGACGGTGGTAACGTATACTACAGACGAGTACTTGTTACTAACTTGCTATAATAATAAGATCTGTTTTAACAGACACTTGTTTGAAAAGGGAATCTTCGGGTTCCCTTTTTTTTGTCTAAAATAATGGTTGACATTTTATCTGTGTATGCTATAATAATACTATCTTATCAATGAGGTAACTATAGTTATGGCAATACATCATGGCAATATTGGATACACACCTTCGGGTCGAAAACGCAAAACACTGCCTAAAGCGAAAACATATAAAGCAAAGTTTGAACCTTTAGTGCAAGTTGAATCATATCGCAGAGATGTTCCTGAATACAAATCTGCATCAGACATGGGTGGATCATGTTCTGCACCTGATCGTTCATATACGAAAGACGCAACATTCACAGTTGCTCCAGCGTACAACAAAGGTGCGTATCAAGTTATCAGTAAAGATAATCTTAAGGACATTGGTCGGTAACCCGTTTATTTTAGCATATAAATATATGTAATAGAGTACATGAGGTTACTATGACAGAAAAAATGTTCGGACAAAATTTCTTATCGCCAGTTGAGTTTCAATTTGTTATTGAGCGTATGCCAACTGTGCAATACTATGTGCAAGCGATAAGTATTCCAGGAATATCATCAGGATTTACTGAGCAAATAACACCTTTCAGAAATACATATCGTCATGGCGATAAATTAACATATGACGATTTGACAATCACAATCGCTGTTGATGAAAATCTTACTAGTTATATGGAAACATATTCATGGTTAAAGGCATTGACAAAACCAGAAGAGTTTGAGCAATATGCAGGTTTGTTAGGTGCTGATGGCGATGGGTTGTACTCTGATGCAACATTAACTGTACTCAACAGTTCAAAGGCACCTAATATAGAGATAACATTCTCTGATTTATTTCCTACGTTTATCGGTGCAATAAATATGAATACAGCATCGACTGATGTGCCGGTGATAACATGTGATCTGACATTCAAATATAATCAATTCAAGATTAAGAGTCCAGGAAACACCGTAGCAAGTTAATTTTACAATTTTTAATTATGGAGTAATAAGTGCGTATAGAAGAAATCGTACAAGAGTGGTCGAAAGATTGCGAAATCGATGTGACAAACGTCTCAGTTGAATCTGCCTCAATCGCAAAAATGCATAACAAATACTATCAAATGTATATGCAAGAAAGTATGCGTCTGCGTAAATTGAAAACAGATTACAAAAAACTCGTCAAACTTAAAACTGAATACTATCGTGGTGAACTCACGATGGAAGAGTTAAATGAGTATGGTTGGGAACCACAACCGCTCAAAATCCTAAAACAAGACATACCTTTATACATTGACTCTGATCAAGAGATGATTGATACATCGCTTAAGATCGGTATGCAAGAAGAAAA